TTGTGATTGTGTAGTGTGTATCTCCATGCTTGGTTTTGATCCCGGTAATATTCTCTGGTGTCGCAAATACCACATTACGAGCATTAGATGATGTCATGTCAAAGAAGAGTTCATGTATTGGGTTGTAATTTTGTGGCGATAAGAGACCAGTAGTCTCAGCTAGAGATGAGAGTAGTGACTTATCTTTTGATTTCCTATATGTTATAGTGAATGGCATTGGTCATACATAAGGATATAAACTCAAAGTTCAAACACAGCATTTCGTTCTTATGAGGCATGGTTAATGTGCTACTACTACAAATGACTCTTGCCCTAAAGAGATTTGATATGCGATCGATTAAGTTCTCTCCAACTGAACAGAGTAGTGGTCCGGTGATAGTGCTCATTGGACGGCGTGACACTGGGAAAAGTTTCTTGGTTCGTGATCTCCTTTACCACCATCAGGACATACCAGTGGGTACAGTTATATCAGGGACAGAGGCTGGTAATGGTTTCTACGGAAAGATAGTTCCCAAGATGTTCATCCATGAGGAGTATCAGAGTGTTCTTATAGAGAATGTTCTCCAGCGTCAGCGGATAGTTTTGAAGGAACTGAAGAAACCCAGGAGGGTGTCTGGTGCGATTGATGCACGATGTTTCGTGATCATGGACGATTGTCTTTACGATGACAAGTGGACTAGAGACCGATTGATGCGTCTGCTCTTCATGAACGGAAGGCATTGGAAGATCATGCTAGTGATTACGATGCAGTACCCCCTAGGTGTCCCTCCGAATCTTAGAACAAACATCGACTATGTTTTCATTTTAAGGGAACCGGTGTTGTCGAACAAACGGCGTATTTACGAGAACTATGCTGGAATGTTCCCAACGTTCGAGTCATTTGTCCAGGTGATGGACCAGTGTACAGAGAATTACGAGTGCTTGGTGATTGACAACAACGTGAAGTCAAATAAGTTGGAAGACTCGATATTCTGGTACAAGGCTGAGGCTCGCAGTGAGTTCCGCTTGGGATCGAGGGAGTATTGGGATCTATCTAGGAATATGGACTCTGATGACGATGACGGTCCTTCATTTGAGAGTGCAACGGCAGGTCGTAAGAAAGGACCTGCAGTTACTGTTAAGAAACATGGTAGTGGTTCGTGGTGATTAGATAGCTGGAACCTTCTCTGCTTTTATGGAAATTAAGTTAACTTTGTCTTGTTTGTAGTCGTAATCGCACTTGTGGCTTTCAGAAAGGCGGTGTTTGGCACAAAAGCTTTTGCCACATCTGCACAATATGATTTTGTCAAGTATCGACAGTTTTGTTCTACATCCGGTGCATGAGCATCTGGCACTCTTGGGCATATAACTAAAGGAGCGACTATACTCTATTCAACTTTTCTGTTAATATTGCCTTTCATTAGCTCGGCTTCGATCGACGCAGACGCGTTCTCAAAGGTGTCTTCTGCAACTGCTTGCAGCGTAGTGAGTCCAATAGCTGGACCTACTGGAATAAGGTTCCCTGCATCATCGATGTCCTGAGTGAGTATCTGCCCAGTTTCGGCTGCTCGTTTCTTGTTCTCCTCGATAGCGGACTTCTTTTTCTCTCTGACACGCTCTTCGAACTGTTCTTTTGCGGCGGCTTCTGATTTTTGCTTCTCCTGCATGAGTCGGTTCTGGAGTCCTTCGAGGTACTCCACACGACCAGTTTTGTATGCTTCTGGGTCCCATGGCATCCATGTGCCTACCTCACCAACGAGGATATTATGTGCATCGTCCATTCTACGCAGAGTTTTGGCTCGGATCTCGGCTTCTTCCTGTGTTCCGTAGGATCCACGGATCTTAAGTGATCGCACAGAGGTCTGGAACTCATGGGACTGATCGAACTGTTTGCATAACCGCTCGTCGTTCTGTTCGATGAATGTCTTAAATTCTTCAGTGATATCGGATCCAGCAATACTATTTTTCTCTTCTAGGACATAGCTCTCGAAGTCGGTGTTTAGGGCCGCGAGGTCTAGTCCGTGCTTGTAAGATACGAATGCCAGAAATTGAGTAAACTTCTCGATGCCCTTTCGTAGCTCATAAGTCTTTAGGAATTGCTCAAAGAAGAAGTGTTGTTTGTCTTTGAGGATGTTTTCTGGAGAGACGAAGGAAAGACATACAAATTTCTGGCCAGCCAGGGGCGGGTCCTGGTCTAGCAGATCGACATAGCGAGGATTAGCAGAACCGTCTGAGAGAGTCGGTTGTTCGACAGTGGCAGGC